CAATGCAGTGTTGGTACATTTGCTCTTCTTTGGATGGACTAACAACCAAAACGCAGACGAAACAAAAAAGGATGAATCCAAAAACAATGGCAAAAATTGGAAAGATTACATCTCCAATAAAATCTATCGTGTCCCCATAATGTTCAGTCATATTTGCCCCGTTTTTTTTAAACTATCCAATACTTCGTTTGCTAAGTTTTTTGAATCTGAATTGTGTTGTGCTTTTGATATTTCTTTGAATGCCGTGATCATATACTCAATTTCACGCCATGCCACTAGCTTATCAAAACAATCCTGACATCTGCACTCTTCCCTGCAATTTTCTTCTCCGCATACCCTTGTAAGTCTTTCTTTCAATTTCATGTCCGAACCATCCACTTTCTCATTTTGTTTCCTTGTTTATTGGTCATTTTTTTGGTTCTTTCCATTCCATAAGAATAGCAATTTTGCCATTATGCGGGATAAAAAATCCTTGAATTTCGCCATTAATTGCTTTTGGCGGGTTAAAATTTAGCAAAGTGTTATCCGAGAAATTGCTTAACCAAGTATTTTTGTAAACCGCCCAATGCCAAAGCAGTTGGCCCGAATACTTTGTTTTTAATTCTTCAAAAATAGATTGTCCTTTTTCTGGAACATCAACCAATTTTGTTTTTTCAACAATTTTCATCATTACCGCACCATCCCGCAATAGCCGTGGGTCGGGGCTTCCTTGAATTTACCTGCTTGTCTGCCGTTAACTTCAAACCGCTCAATAGGTATCCAATTTTCCCGTGGCTCTGGGTCAAGGTTTGTTGCAGCCCAAAACCAAATTTTTCCGCTGGCTGAAGCCCACCGCCAAGCCATGCAGTCTGGGCCAACACACCAACAGGTTCCGTCATAAGCCATACCATTTGGGCATAGTTTAGAATTTGCTTCTTTAAGCGTCATGTAATGTGGGTTATCAGTCATTGTGGCGGCTCCGGTAAATTTACCCAATGAGTAGGTTTAAAAAACCAATCATTGCTCATCGTGCTTACCCATTCATTTTTTTCTTTATGCCAAAAAACAACAAGCACTTTAGTTTTGTAAGATTTAGTTGTTCTTTTTGGGTCATTTACAATAATGCGAGTGCCATCTTTGGGAGCGGTTTCTATTGGTTGCCATTCATAGTTAATCATTTTTTTTTCCTTTTAGGACGTGACAATTCATAATCCTCAGCCATTTTTTTACTATTATCCAACCTTTGCTCATCTACTGTCCAATAAGGTCTTATCATCCCGCTATGCAATAAAGTTTGCAAAGCCCCCAAATATATCCGAGCATCATTGCGCAATTCTTTTTCTTCTGTAGGCAATTTGTTTGCCAACGTCTCAATCATGTCGCTGCATCGCTGGACGCAGTTTTCAAGACTTTCGTAGTGGCGTTTAGGAACCATCTCTAACCGCTCGACGGCGGCTTCATCGCAAGCTTCTTCAAGCCTTTTCATGTAATGGTATATGCGTTGCTGTACGGTCATTATTAATCTCCATAATTTTACAATTTTATTTAAAAAGTCCCCCTAGCTGTTTCGCTAGGGGGTAAGTCAATTCATCAGCGCCAAAGGGAGGTTACGCCGACTTGTTGATAATTACCGGAAAAGGTTCGGCTGTAAAGTCCGGTGCTTTTGGCATACCAGGCACTATGGGTGAAAAGTCACCACCCAAGAAGGCGTAGCCTTGAATGTCGATCCAATGATCTTTGTGGTTAACGTCTCCGGCCAAAATCCTTGCCAACTTAACTGCGATTGCTTCAAGCGCTTCCGTTTGCGGTTCGTTAAGCTTGTCCCAATTAGGGCTGCTGCGTAACGTCTTTTTAAATTTCTGCGCCAAACCGGACTGCGTTTGATAATTTCCATGTGTTTTTTCACGTTCTTTAATAACTTGCATATTTAGTCCCTCAAATAAGTTGCATTATCCCCTACAGCCTTGATTTTACCGACAAATCTGTAATTAAGCGCAATTTTTCCGGCGTTGTAATACAAAGATGAATTGTTGTCTTTGTAGTACTCATCAACAATCGTGAAATCGTTTTGTCCCAAAACCGCAACAAATTCTTCAACGGTTTTAGCTTTTGGATGCTCACACATAATTTGATGGATAGGTGCGCCGCTTTTAACCGGCATATTCATGGTCAATAGGAATCTCAATTTAATCTCCAGTGATGAAGGGGCGGCACGAAGCCGCCCCAGGTTATTTATCCAAAGTCTTCGTCGTCAGCAGGAGCTTTCTTCGAAGGGGCTGACACCTTGTTCGCGCCCGTTGCCGGCGGTGTAGCCTTAGTCGTCGCGGCGACACGGGTGCTGCCACCCAGATCGTCGGGACGTTTTACCCAGCCGGTAATCTCGAACACTGGGCTGTAATTGGTCGTGCGCTTGGACCCCTCACCCGACACGACCGGAACTGTATCAGCCAACACCACAACAGGGAGCTGACCGGCATTCTTGGCAAGACCCGCCAAGTAATCATTGTGGAGCTGGTCAACGCCGACCAAGAACGCCTTGGCGTTCGAAGCCATTTCGCGGACGTCTCCGCCGCACGTTGAGGCAAGCTTCGCTACAAACCGAACGCCAGGCTTATGATCCGGCGAAGGCTTGTCTGGCATAGGATCACCATAAGTAGCCATCGCAAAGTGCGGTGCGCCACCCGTATTAAAGTTAATATACCCGACTTCCAAGTTTTCGAAGTCAATTACAGCTTTAAACGTCTTTGTAATATCAACGTCTACGTTTTCATTATTTTCACGATCACGGCGAAACATCCGTCCAGAACGTGCATCAAATTTGCAAATCGGAAGGAAGTTGCCACCGCCAGAATTGCTTTCAAGATTAAATCCAAGTGCCATAGTCTATTGTCCTTTTTTCAATGATGACGCTATTTGGCCAGCGCCTTGCCTTATCAAAGTCCCCAGATCTCGAACGCCATCTGCCGTGTTATCGGATCAGAAAAGTAAAACGTATCGACATCGGGCACTACCAGCGAAGCCAATTCCATTGGATCATCGCTAATTCCTATAAATTTCTGTATGGTTAAGGCGATCCGTTCCAAAGCTTGAACGTGCTCGCGTTTGTTTTCAAGCTGATACGTCGCGCTTTTCTTGGACGTAACATAGGTAATCCGTGCGTCCAGATTGTCACCACGGGCGGCAACATAAAGCGCAACCTGTCTGGCATGATTGGTCGAGATCTTGGACGGCAAAGCATGGGTTGTTTTTAAATCAATCAAAACGCCATGATCCTCAAACTCAAAATCATAATAGCCAATCAAGGGAACAACCAGACCTTCAACCTTATACTCGATTTTGCCCTGCATGGATGACGGCTTGCCATATCCGCGCATTTCAGCAATTCCCACCGTTACCATATCGGCAATTGACGCGGCTTCTTTTTCCTGTCGTGGATCTCCAATCATGGAAGTCAACGTGGCAAATTCTGTTTTTGCCAAATTAACCGCAGCAGCGGCATCGCCTGTCGTTAGAAAATGAGCCAAACCATGCTCAACGGCACTTCCTCGATGAGCCGCAGCACCAACAGACGTCTTTTTGCCCAAACATTTCTGAAGGACAAACATCGCCGGCGAAGCCGTAAAGAGATTGCAGGAGGACGGGGAAAGGTGTTCAATTCCGTACTTTTCAAAGTTGTTCATCTCAATCCTTAATAAATTTATGTGTCGGTCGAGGATATACGCACGACCTTTTTGAGTCGTCAAGCAATAAAAACCAAATTATTTGGCTTGACAGTTTTGGACGTTTTGTCCAATTTAATAAAACTGATTCGTAATTAGAAGGAGATGCAAAATGAAAAATGCAGAGCAGATTGAATGGATTATTAATAATCATTTGGATAATATTCGTAAAAAATTGATAAGGGATTTGACCCCCAAAAATAGAAACGTCAAGAAAATTAAAGGAGAATGTTTTTTTCCCATCGAATGGTCGGGATTTAATGAAAATGAAAAAAGCACAGATGGTTTTGGTGGTCCAGCAGTTCACAACCCTTTTTTGTTAAACACTTATTTTTATGATCCCCTAAGCCTGAGCGACCCAGATTTTTATTTTCAGGTGGATTTAAGGAAAGCCGTTAAATTCATGATTGAAGGCCATGAAATGGGTAAAAATGGCCCGATAGATCCTAAAAATTATGAAATTTTTAAATCGGTTGCTGCGGCGTTGCGGCATTTGGCCGATAAGCTTGATGACGCTTTGGAGAGAAAATGATGGATTGGGACGAAGTTGAAAGGGCGGCGGAAGCGCTCGGCATCCCGTATTTTACCCGCAAGAAGTGGCGGCAGCGGGATCACGTCCCTTATAAATGGCGCTACGACATCATGATTTTATCTAAGGGAAAGATAAAGCACGATGATTTCATTGAATTAGACAAACGCAAAAGGTTGATGGTCGCATGAAATATTCTTGCGTAATGGGTGTTGATCCTGGCATTTCGGGCGCCATTGCCTTTTACTTCCCAGAATTTAACGACGTGTCGGTTTATGACGTGCCGGTCGTTGACGGGCAGGTGAACGGTCCAGCCCTTGCGGATTTAATTCGCCAATATTCGCCAGACGTCGCGATTATTGAAGCCGTACATTCCATGCCGAAGCAGGGTGTAGCCTCAACCTTCAAATTTGGCGTAGCTTACGGCATTGCGATTGGCGTTGTTGGCGCCTGTCAAATACCTATGCACTTGGTAACGCCCACTTTTTGGAAGAAAAAGTTTCGCCTTGGCTCCGATAAAGAAGAAGCCAGAGCGCTCGCAATAAGGCTGTTTCCGGCAAATACCGGATTTGGCAGAAAGAAGGATCACGGCAGGGCAGAGGCCGCATTAATCGCGGTTTCCTTTGTCGGCGATTAATCTGCGATTTATTTTGGCGATTAAAAAAAGATAATGATAATGTCTCAAATAGAATTTGATCCCGAATTTGCTAGTCCGTCCGATTATGCGAGTTTTTACAGATCGCTACATATACAAGTCGTGCCATCGCTCGCGCCAAACAAAGGCGGGCAATGGAAGCTTCCGGCGGTGAGCTGGAAGTCATTACAGAACGAGATCGTGCCGGATCTTACCTTCGAGCGCTGGTATGGGTCCAGCGGCGAGCATATCCGTCGCCAAAACATGGGCCTGATCACGGGCAAGGCATCAAACGGAATCTTTGTTGTCGATGTTGATCTCCACCGTAACCCAGAAGCCGCTGCATGGTGGCAATATATTATAGAGCAAGCGCCAAGTTTGTCAGACCTTGAAACGGTCGCACAAACCACAGGCGGAGGCGGTAAGCAATATCTTTTCCGTTCTCCGGCAGATTGGTTGCCACCGACATTTAAGACGTCCATAGGCGTTGATATCCGTGGCCAAGGCGGGTTCGCTGTCTTGCCGCCATCGCTCCATGAATCCGGTAATCGCTATCAGTGGGATGACGGATTTGAGCCTTGGTCGGTCGAGATTGCTGATGCTCCGCACTGGCTTTGCGCGGAGATCGACCGTCTGGCTGAAAAGCATGGCGGGCGTCCGATAACACCAACAGGTCAGATCCAACATACAGCATCGCCAGACTACGCCACAACGGCTTTCGGTCAGATTGTCGATGGTCGTGAGGATTACATGACGCGGATCATCTGGGCTCGGATTGTGGATCTACGCCGTGAAGCCCCGATGATTTCCCAACCTGAATTAAACCAAGCCGCAAACGACCTTTTTCAAACATACCTTAGAAACGTCAAAAGCCGGATTGTTGAGCACGGCACGTCAAACGCTGATCTTCTTGAGCGCGAAGGCCGTGGCGGTACATTGTTCCAGCAAAAATGGCATATTGCCGTCAAGCAGTGGGATGAAAAGGTAGCGGAACACGCCAAGGTCGAAAAGCCGGCAAAGGAGCAACCGCAATCGCGCCCAGAAGAGCCCGTAGCAGTTAATTATCGGTTCGACGCTGAAACGGGCGAGATCTTTGTCGATCCGCTGCCGGAAGGGGCTTTCCCCTATCTCGATGTCCGGCAAATCAAAACAATGCCAGATCCCGAATATCTGATTGACGGTCTGGTCGCTGAAAAGTCTTTCGGTATTACGGGCGGAGCGCCGGGAGCCGGTAAATCATTCATCACCCAAGGCCAAGCTCTTGCTATCGCCACAGGTCAAGAAGAATGGTTCGGGCGCAAGATCTACAAACACGGGCCTGTTGTCTACATTACTAATGAAGGTCTGGCGGATCTTAAATTCCGCATTATGGCGTGGGAGCAGCACTTTGCCGTCAAGGCCGATGACGCTCCTTTCTTCCTGATCCAACAGTCCATCAACTTCATGCAGCAGTCAGACATTATGAAACTGCTGCAAACAGTTGCCCACATCGCCAAGCTCCACACGTCGCCTGTCGCTGTTTATGTCGATACGGTCAGCCGTGTATTGCCTGGAGCTGATGAAAATCTCCAAAAGGATATGACGATCTTCATCGCGGCTTGCGATGCCGTCCGCCAGGCGTTCAACGCCACCGTGATCGGCGTCCATCATACCAGCCGCCAAGGCAACCTACGCGGCTCCACGGTCTTTGAAGGCGCTGCTGACTTTATTCTAATGATCGAGCGCGAGGCCGGCGATACTTACGGAACCATGACCGCCACCAAAATCAAATACGCTCCCGATGGTTGGCAAAACGAATTTGAAATGAAAGTCGTCAATACCGGAAACATTACCGGCAAAGAATCTCTCGTTGCAGTTTATTCAGAAAGCAAACCAAAGGGCGAAAAAACTCAATGGCCGGATAAATCGGTTCTTGAGAAGGTTCTGCGCGAAATGCAGAAAGCGTTTGATGAAGGCAAAGCATGGGCAATGTCCCGCAATGCTCATCATCAAGCGGTAATGAACGTGCAGCGGGTTACAGGCGTCAATCAACAACTGGCCCGCCAGATCCTTGAAGCATGGCAGACTAACGCCGTGATTGAGATTGATTGTTGCGATAAGAAGGCGAAGAAATACGGATTTAAAGTTATCGGATCAATAAGGGATTAATAAAATGACATGGCAAGATATAGAAACTGCACCAAAGACCAACAAAATCATTCTCATTAAGGATGCCGGCGCGGCTGTCAGGACGCTAAAACTGGTATCTTGGTCAAAGGGATCGGACTCTTGGGTAGATTATAACGGGGTTAAAATCATCCACGCTACCCATTGGTTTCCGTTCCCAGATCCACCCATTACGCCCAAAATGACAAAGCGGCATATCAAAAAGAGACTGTTTGCCGAACGGGACGCCAAGATCGTTGCCCAGATGCACAATAAGGAATCGACTTGGAAGGTTGCCGCAAATTACGGAATATCTACCAGCAGGGTGTGGCAGATCGTTAAAAAGCACGAAATGCGCCAAGAATGGCTAAAGCAAAGAGGCAAGGCATGAGCTTTTTTACCGAAGAAACAATTCCAGAAATGGAAGAGCGGTTAGAGTCAAACAGGCTCCGGCGCGAGATCGACAAGTGTTACGAACAGATTATTTTCATGCGGAAAGGATACGAAGAAATCTTGAGGGAATGCAAATCCGAAAACCCGTCAATGTTGATCATCGAAATGACCGCCACCACTCACAAACAGAAAAAGAATACCATCAAAAGATACGGCGTTGCCGATTACGATGACGGTGAATTGATCTCCTACGGGCTGTCCCAAAGGGATCCAAAAGCCGAACGGATCAACAATCTAAACGTGGCTTTGGCGACCGTGGACAAGCTCGTCAGGCACGAAAAAGGACGCTTGAACGCCGACCATATGGAACAAATCCGGTGCCTTACAGAGCTGGCTTACAGGCCAAAAGAATGGTGAAAAGGGCGGCGGAGACTTGGCGGAGATTGGCGGAGAAAAGCGGAGACTTGCGGAAGTGCCTATGCTAAGTCATTGAAATCATTGGGCGGAGACTTTTGCGGAGACTGGCGGAGAAACCGGAAGTACCTGCCTTAAGTCATTGAAATCATTAGGCGGAGAAACGCGGAGAATGGCGGAGAAAAAGGTATATACTACGTATATAGAGGCGGGTTCTCCGCCGCCTCTCGTAGTATCGCGTTGTCGGTTTTGTAATTTGGCGGAAAATTGAAAAGGAAATTGAGATGTCGAAAATGAAAGGTAAGGGACGGCGGGACGAGAAGCCGAAGCTGTCGGTTCGGCGGGCTGGTGCTCCCGATTGGCAGACCAGTGTCGGGATGTTCATTGCTGGGTCAGAGTTCGTCGATGAGATGGATCTTGTGGCGGTTGAGATGGAACGTCGGTGGGGTGTGGATCGGTTGAGGTTGCTTGTGCCTATCGAGCTGCGCGAGAAGTTCGACCGCCAACGGTATTTAACCAACCAAGCAATCTGGCATGGCGATCTGGAAGGGGTGAAACGTGAGACGGGCAGAATGGTCAAAGCTTATCAAGCTCTCGATGCTGCTGCTCAGACGGCTGGCAAGAAACCTATTTCTGCCGATGTTTGGGAAATACCCTTACCAGATGGCACGGTGGCGGCTTTGGTCAAGACGAATGTGGAAGCTCACAAAGTGGTTAGCGAAGGCCGGCAATTGGCTGTGTACACAATTGACGAAATTGGCCGACTCATTGCCGGCTTCCCGCAAATTGTGAAAGCAAAGGAAATTTTTGAAGGCGCCCAAATTACGGCGGTCAGAACGAATATCAACGATCCGCTTCAATCCGTGGCGATAAGTGAACTTGGGCTGGATGACGATATAGGGGATATGTTCGACCTTTTGGATATCGGTTAAAGCCACAGGGAAGGCCGTACAGGCCGAAAACAAATAGGGCCGCTACCCATGTAGCGACCCTACTCATAAAAGCCGTCTGTGATCTTTATTTTAATTCGGAAAACTTGAGCCCACTTCGCGAACTACTCTATCAGTTCGCGAAGTGTATGATCATTTTTGTGGTTTTCTTTCTAACCAGCACATTCCAAGGCAGAATGTATATCCAATCATGAGCCCTGCGAAAAAAGCTAAAACGGTCAAGGCGAGATGATGCGCATCGACGTCATTTATTTGCACGATCATTTTCAATTTCCTTGATAATCCAATCGAAAGGGATGATTCCTTCATCCAAAGCGCGAATTAGCAAACGGGCTGAAGCGGGCATTTCGTAGGTATTATCGAGCCAATTATATACCGTGCGTTTGGTTCTGCCTAACAAAATGGCGGTGTCATCGATGGTCAAATCGTATTTATTGATAAATTCTTTTAAGCTGGTCATTGCATATCTTTCAGAATGCCCATTGTTTGAAATTCTTCGGGAAGTTTTTTTGTCCCCATTTCATCCAAAAGAACAAGAACAGTGTCATAGGCCATGCGTTGGCCCATAAGCGGGTGTAAAGTTGCCATAACACCGGCCAGCATAAATTGAGCCATGCGCAGAAAACCGTCTGCATTATCCCGTTCAACGTAAAGCTCGGTTAATTTACGGGCTTCATCCATAATTTGCATTTTTCCACGGGATATCTGATCGTCCAGTAATTTAGTCATAAGTCACCTTTAAAAAGTGGGAGCCACGCGGGCTCCCGTTGGGTTGGGTAAAAATCAAGCTGCCTTTTGAAGCTTGGATAAGGGGTTGGTTGCGATATTGGTGTAAACCGTTGAACCATCAGTGCAGAGCTTGATCTGGTCGTCCGTCAAGAACTTTTTAGCAAGTTTAGTATCAAACTTGGCCCGTTCTCGAAGGCTGATCTCAAGGTAAACATTAGTGCCGACCATGATATCCATGTTGGTTGAAAGGATTTGCTCCTTGAGCTTTTCAACCATGTCGGTTTGTGCAGCAAGGTCTGCTTTGGCGGTTTCGTAGGCGTCGACTAAAGATGCGATGTTAGACATTATCAATCTCCATAAGTTGTTGTGCAGTTATTTCTTAGTGCAGGTTTTTCTCAGTGTCAACTACTTCTGTATGCCAACACCAACTGCGAGGATCATGGCTAGGAATAATCCTAAACAAACAAAGTTGGCTACAATCTCAAGAGCTTCAAAAGCCATTTCTTCAAGCGTTAATTTTTGCATTGTCTTGCTCCAAATAAGGGTAAGAAAACTTGTAAACCGTGATGCCCATATCAATTAATTCGTCGGCTGCTTTGTTGTGCCGATTAACAGCCAGTTCAAATTTTTCAATATCGACGGGATCAACTTGCACTGCTTTTTCTGCCATGCCGCCCCAAACAATGATGGAATTAATTAAGGCGGATATCTTATTTGCTTCTTTGATAGTCATGTTACCAATCTCCAAAGGTACAAACTGGACCGCAGTTTGAATGGCTGCAACAATGGTTGCGTATAGCGTAAAGGTTTTTTCTGCGCTGGTCTTTGTCACCCCATTGAACGGGCACAGCTCCTGCGATCAGCTGGTCGCATCGTGGGCATCCGGCGATCGTCCGTCCAAAGACTGGGCCTCCGCAGGTATGCTTGGTGGTGGTTGATTTCTTCCATGCCATGATCTTGATCTCCTTACAGTGGCAAGACGTACTGCCCCTTGGGGCTGCACTCGTATGTGATCCGCTCAACGGCTACCTTCTCGTAGTAGCACCACACCCTGGATCTTGCGCCTACCTCGAAATAGTCCAGCGTCTTGCCAGTCTTGGTAAAGCCGAAGGCGTGGCCTCTCTTGACTGCCACAACTGGGTCGCTGCCAATCATTTGTTGAAACTGCCGAAGGGTGGGGCTGGTCTTCGTTGCCTTAAACTGCAAGCCGATCTGCTTGGCCACCTGAGTCATCACCACGACAGAGGATCCCTTCCGTGGCTGCCTTCCTGCCTTTTCAAATAAAGCATAGATTTCGCTATAAGGCCGACCACTTACGACTGAGAAAGCTCGAACTGCACAGTCGTTCTTCTCGAAGGCGGGACGACCAACAAAATCTGAAAGCTGCATAACCATTTTTCAATCTCCTTATCAATCAACTTACAAATTAAATATAGTGCAGTTTCTGCAATAGTCAATAGGGTAAAATAAAAAAAGTGAAAAAAATGCAAAATAATTTAGGGGCCGAAGCCCCTAGGTTAGTAGCGGTTGATAATGCGCTTGCTGAGATATGCGCCCTGAAAGCCGATCTTAATTTCGTTGGCTGCCGTCTGCAGAACCATCAAATACCCGCGAGATTTGCGGGCCTTGATGGGGCGGCTAAAGCCGCGCATGGCCATCTCATACCCAGCTTCCCAGGCAAGCCAGCAGTCGGATGAAAAGATAAACGGGCAAGGGGTGCGGTCTTCGCGGGCGTTGTATCCTGCGAGCGTTTCGGTGATAAAATCGTAAGCCATTTCTCAATCTCCATCAGGTTAAAGGGGGTGGGGCCGAAGCCCCCGGTAGGGTCAGGCATCCATCTTCACTTCACCGAAGGCGGCATCGGAGGTCTGGGCATATAGACCCTCTGCCTTCAGTGCCGACAGGTAACCCGCGAACTGGTGACGCGACATGCCACGCGGGCGAGCGTTGTCAAGGTAGATCATTCCCCAGCGGGCATTGTCGATGTCGCGCGAGTAGCTCTCAGCGGCGGAGCGGAGGGCGGCGAGGACGGTGGTGGCGGCGTCGGTCAAGTTGGTCATATCAATCTCCATAAGGTGAGGGTAGGCGGGGCCGAAGCCCCTGTTAGGCATAAGCTGACCAGTAAGAGGAAGGATAAACGGGTTGACCGTTTTCAAATCCGGTGGGCTCCAGCAGGTTAGCGTCTGCGTAACTTGTGATCTTAAAGTAAGGCTTACCATTGCAACCTTGAACCTTCTTCCGCATTGGCTCGCCCTTGAAGCTGCCCTTAACTGGGGTGCATTGTCCAGCGAGCCATTGGGTTTCGGTCTTGTTTGCTGCAATCGGTGTCACCTCGATCATGGTCGGGGAAACGATCTTCGTCACTTCGTAGTAGTCAATGTTGGTTTGCTCGTAACCCCATGAGCTCTTGAAAACGTCGCCAACATTGACGGTCACGGGCATCTGCCGCTTTGCCTTGTATTCTGCCTTCATGGCTTCCCGTGCGATGACGCTGGCAACCTGAGCCTCAACCTGCTTCTGCAAGCTTTCTTGGCTTCCCAGTCTGTAAAACCAAGCTGGCTTGGTCGCCTTGCCCAAAAAACACTGCGCAAGGTATTTGCCGTTCGGGATTGGCAAAGCCCAGATCTCGATCTTCAGTGCGGCATCCGAAAAGAATAATTCGTAGCCATTTGGAATGTAACGGGTCTTGGTCAACATTTTCAATCTCCTTTTCAATCAACCTTACAAAGCTAATATGGTGCAGGTTCTGCACAGTGTCAACACATAAAAAAGAAAAAAATGCACTTTTTTAAAATTATTTTTGTGCTAATGTAATCGCGGCAATCGTGCCATAAAAACGAGGGAAACACTTATGTCTAATAATCAATTGCAAACTATTGTCGAACGTATTGAGAATCTGGAACAGGAAAAAGCGGCGGCTGCTGAAGCCATTACCGAAGTCTATGCCGAAGCTAAATCATCCGGCTTTGATGTCAAAATCCTTCGCAAAGTCATTGCATCACGCAAAAAGTCCGATGCCGAACGCCAAGCGGAACAGGCCATTATGGACACTTATCTCCACGCTCTCGGTATGCTTGCCGATACTCCGCTTGGTCAAGCTGCTATGCGTAGCGCCAAGTTAGCGCCAGCTCATAAGCCTGACTTTGATTAAACTGCAATTTGTGCTAATCGTCGGGGCGATTAACGTCGTCTCGGCGATTTATGAGGGAATCCATGACAAAAAAGAAGACTGAAGCTGACAAACTGCCTGTCGGTCGTCCGTCAACTTATACCGAAGCAATGGCTGACAAAATATGCGATGAGATCGCAAATGGTCGCGCTTTGCATCAATTTTGCGGAAAAGATGGTTTTCCCGTCGAACGTGTCGTTTATCAATGGTTGGAAAAAAACCCCGAATTTGCTCACAGATACGCCCGCGCACGCGAAGAGCAAGCTGATCGCTATGCTGCTGAAATCGTTACGATTGCTGACACTGCGACCGACGCAAACCTTGCACGGCTCAAAATGGACGCTCGAAAGTGGGCTGCGTCCAAAATCGCTCCAAAGAAGTATGGCGACAAGACGCTGACCGAATTGACGGGCGCCGATGGTGGTGCAATCAAGACCGAAGCCACGTCAAAGATCGACTGGCGCGAGCTTGACCCCGATCAGCGTGAAACGCTTCGCCAGGCTCTTCTTGCGGCCAAGGGCGGCAAATAATGGCTTTCCTTGACGTCGGCGGTCAATTGATCGATATCGACGCAGAGCTGTTGGACAGCGACCGGATCGAGTGCGAGGCGTCGTTAGCGACGTTCGTCAAAATGGCGTGGGATCAAGTCGAGCCAGGACAACTTTACGTTCACGGTTGGCATATTGATTTCATTTCCGAACATCTTGAGGCAATGGTTGACGGCCAAGAGGTTGACGGCAAGCCGTATAATCGGTTGCTGGTCAACGTGCCGCCTGGCCTTATGAAATCGCTCCTCATTGGCGTCTTTATGCCGGCGTGGGTTTGGGGGCCGTGCAATATGCCGTCGACGCGCTTCCTTTGCGCCTCGCATAGCCAAGATCTGGCCATCCGCGATAATATGCGTATGCGGCGTTTGATCATGTCCGAATGGTATCAAGAGCGTTGGCCTCACGTTCAATTGACGTCCGATCAGAACCAAAAGACCAAATTTGAAAATACCGCGACGGGATGGCGGCAAGCAACGTCTGCCGGCGCAATTACCGGCGCCCGTGCCGATTTCGTCATTATTGACGATCCGCACTCGGTCGAAGGCGCCAATTCCGAACAACAACGGCAAACGACGGTTGATTGGTTCCTCGAAGCCGTTCCTACCCGCGTCAATAACCCTGATCGCAGCTCAATCATTGTGGTCATGCAGCGGCTCCATCAAGGCGATATCAGCGGTGAGATCCTCGACCGTCAACTTGGCTATGACCACATCATGTTGCCGATGCTCTACGACCCGCTGCGGGATCTTCCGACAAAGCTCGGCTATTCCGACATCAGAACTGAAGTTGGCGACCTGTTATTTCCTGATCGGTTTCCGCAAGACGTCGTTACCCGCGACCGTAAAATTATGGGCGAATATGCTTTTGCTGGGCAGATGCAGCAGGAGCCGGCGCCTCGCGGTGGCGGTATTATTCGCAACGAATCTTGGCTCAAATGGGACGACACCGATACGCAATTCCCTGAGTTTGACTATATCTTGGCCTCGCTTGATACGGCTTATACCGAAAAGTCGGAGGGCGATTATTCGGCTTTGACGGTTTGGGGGATTTTTAGCTTTGATTCGGTCAGCCAAGGCAACAAGCTATTTGGATCTGACGGTAAGACGATTCAGATCGAGCGCACCTATGGCGAAATGCTGCCAAAGGTAATGCTGATTGATGCTTGGCAAGAAAAACTGCCGATCCACGAACTGGTCAAAAAGGTTGCCGCCACCTGCAAGCTACGAAAGGCGGACAAGCTTCTGATTGAATCGACAGCGGCGGGGATCTCGGTTAGCCAAGAGCTTCGCCGTCTTTACAGCCATGAGAACTTTGCGGTTCAGCTTCAGCCTGTGGGGCGGTTGGACAAGATGGCTCGCCTTTATTCTGTTCAGCACTTGTTCGACGAAGGCATGATTTACGCGCCGGACAAGGTGTGGGCCGACATGGTTATTCAGCAAGTCAGCGTTTTTCCGAAAGGAAAGCATGATGATCTGGTTGATACTGTCAGTCAGGCGCTGCGTCATCTGCGTGATTTGGGTATGCTTCAACGGGCTGCTGAACGGCAATCTGAGCTTGATGAGATTAAGAGAATACCGACAAAAGAACCTGCTCCGTTGTATCCTGCCTGAATTGTGCTATTTTCAGGCTTCTTTGATTTGGGACGACCATCATGCCATTAACGCCAGGCCTTATGCCGAACATCCGCCAAGCTGCGCCGGAAGATCCCGATCAGCCTGAAGGCGCCGATATTATTATCGAAATGGCCGATGAGGGCAGTGATATGCCTCAAATTGATCAGAACGGCGCTATTCTCAAGATTGAGCATGGCGACGGATCGGTCACGGTTAGCCTTGACGGTCGACCATTAGGTGAAGCAGGTGAACGCAAGCGGCAAGGTTGGTTTGACAATCTGGTTGACGACATCACGGACGATGAGCTGTCCAGAATATCTGAGGAGTTGCTTCGTGGAATCAGAGAAGATATCCAAAGCCGCCAAGAATGGATTGAAGACCGAACGCAAGGGCTCAAGCTCCTCGGCCTCAAGATCGAAGTCCCTGGGTTGGCAGGGGCGGCGGACGGCGCTCCAGTCGAGGGTATGTCACGGGTCAGGCATCCGTTACTGCTCGAAGCTGTATTGCGGTTTCAGGCGAATGCGAGATCCGAACTATTGCCAACTGACGGGCCGGTAAAGATTCGCGACGACAACAACAACGCAAATCTTCAAGAAGATCAGGATGCGAACGCTCTTGAAGAAGATATGAACCATTATCTCACGGCGGTAGCGACGGAATATTACCCCGACACTGACCGGATGTTGTTAATGCTGGGCTTTGGCGGCACGGCGTTTAAAAAAGGTTATTTTTGCCCGCTTCGCAATCGGCCTGTGATTGAGTCGGTGGATGCCGACGATTTGATTGTAAACAACGAAGCGACCGATCTTAGGAACGCCAAGCGGATTACTCATCGGTCGATGATGCGGCCAAACGTGGTTAAGCGGTTGCAGATCCTTGGCGTTTATCGCGACGTTGATCTGCCGGCGCCTAGTGCTGCCAAGCTTGACGCGGTGCAATTGGAAAAGAAATCGCAGCAAGGCATTTCGCCTGATACCAGCAATCCAGAAGATCGGGATCGTGAGATATACGAGTGCTATTGCGAGCTCGACCTTGCCGGTTTTGAGCATAAATACAAAGGAAAGGAGAGCGGTCTTGAAATTCCTTACCGCGTTACGATTGATGTATCATCAAAGCAAATCCTTTCTATCGTTCGCAACTACGACGAAGATGATGTCGAGCTTCCCGAAGCTCGCGTCAATTTTGTTAAGTACACGTTTGTACCAGGGTTGGGGTTTTATGATCTGGGTCTCCTCCACATCTTAGGCAACACGACGAATGCGCTGACGGCTGCTTGGCGTGAGATGTTGGACGCGGGGATGTATGCCAACTTCCCGGGCTTTTTAATGTCTGATACGGGCGCTCGGCAAAATACGAACATCTTTCGTGTACCGCCTGGCGGTGGTGCGTTGGTCAAGACTGGCGGTATGCCTATCAACCAAGCAATTATGCCGTTGCCTTATAAGGATGTCGGCCCAGGTCTTATGAACCTAACGGCGGCAATGGCTGAGACGGGGATGCGGATTGGCGGAACGTCAGAACAGCAAGTTGGTGAAGGCCGTGCTGATGCACCGGTTGGCACAACGCTGGCGATGATCGAGCAAGCCACAAAGGTTATGAACTCGGTTCACAAACGGATGCACGCTGCACAGGCTGAAGAGTTTCAGATGCTGGCGCGGTTGTTTAAGGAAAATCCTGAGAGTTTCTGGCAGCGCAACAAACGTCCTGCCAAACCGTGGGATGAGCAGACGTTTTTGCGGGCTTTAGAAAACTGCGACCTTGTGCCACAGGCAGATCCAAACACAGCAAGTCATGCCCAGCGTGTAATGAAAATCATGGCTTTGAAGCAATTACAAGCTTCCAATCCGTCGATGTATGATCCGATTGCGATTGATACGGCGGCTCTTCAGGCCATTGGCTGGACTAATCCACAGCAATTTTTGGCTCCGCCTCAAGCGCAGCAGTCTCCGCCTCCTGAACTTATGGCTATTCAGGCCAAGATTCAGACGGATCAAATGGCGGCTCAAGCCAAAATGATTACGGCGCAAGCCAAAGTTGCGCAGGTCCAGCAGGGCGCGCAAGGCGGTATTGGCGGAAATTCTCAAGCGGATCAGCTCAAGGTTGCGGACATTATGGTTCGCAAACAAGAGATTGAGCAGAAGAATCAAGATGCGATTCTTGATGCCGAAAACCGTAAGCGGGATCGTGAAAGCCGTGAACGGTTGGCGGCAATCAAGCTTGCCGAAGAACTGGCCAAGAATCCGCAGATAATGCCGTTGGTTAATTCTTTAATCCAGCCGGATATGCTGAACCGGTTGGAAGGCAATGAAGCACCTCTTGATCCTAATGATGTAAGGGCTGGCTAATGAGCTACAATCGTCATCATTTTCTAATGGTTGCCAAGCATTTTGCCCGCAAGGGTTATGCTACCGACGGTGCTGTTGATGACGATCAAACGCCAATTAATATGTCTCAAGCGGACATTGATGCTGCCGTGTCTAAATTGCCTGGCGCGACCATATCTCCGACAGAGCCAACATTGCGTGATACAATGGTTTCGGGGATGCTTGGTGAGCAACCTACGGGACCACAAAGGCAATTTGTTCGTGGGTTGTTGGGATCTGAAGGCGCAGGTAAATCGTCTTTTAGTTTATCGGATTTGCTGCCTGTTAATCCAATGAATGCTCAAGAGAGCGCTCGTCAGGGGGATTATCTCGGTGCAGCATTAAGTTTACTTCCTTTTGGTGGCGGTGCATCTGGGGCTGCGGAAGGCGAATTGGTAAATGTTGCCAAATCTGTTCGTCCATTTAATCCAAACACAATCCCCAAATTGGCAGAAATTGGGTCCGCGCAAAAGACGTTAGGATTGAATGCTATATCTGGCGAAAATGCTTTAAAAATGGCCGATATGTACAATCAAGCCAATGCGGTTAAGCCATCTTTTGACAAATTAAATCAAACAATTGCCGATAAATTTGGTGGTCAATACATTGCTCCTTCGTTGAAAGGAATTCAACGGGCGGTTGAAAAAACTGCTTCTGATTATGCCGGCAATCCATCGGGGTTAAAAGATATTGTTCGAGGCACAATCATGGTTGATTCGCCTCAACAGGCTCAAGCTGTTGTTAATGAGCTTCGCAATCAGCATACTGTTTTAGATACTGGGTATCGCAATTTATTTGATCCTGAAGCGAGCCCTATGGATGGTTATCGCGATGCCAAAATGAACGTCAATATGGGCGGTCATAACGCTGAAATTCAAGTCAATGTGCCTGAAATGTTGGAGGCAAAAAAGCAAGCTCACGGTTTGTATGAACAACGCAGATCAATAGAAGCTTCAATTATAAATCGTGGCGATTCTCCAACGCCTGTTGAACAGGCGCAAATTGACAATCTTAATCAGAAAATGAAATCAATATATGATGCTGCTTATGAACGGGCTTTGGCGCGTTCCGATAATACCAATGCTTTAAATTTGCCTTCTGATATGGGGGCGCCGTTGCGCCGTGCGGATTCAGGATTGAAAGCGCGTGGCGGGTCTACATCCCAAGCGGCGCAATATGGCAATTTAGGCAACGCACCAAGCGTTACCGGAATGCCTTCAACATCAAAAAATTCTGGTTTGCGCGGTGCAAGCATGGGTAATACCTCCGCAAGCAGAGTACCAAACACTTTAAGCGATGGCAATCAAATGATTGATCGCGCTCTTTCTATTGTTCCGAGATCCGGCTCGCCGCTGCACGAAGCCGTAACACTTGCCCAGCAGCACACACGGGGACGCCCGTAATAACCCCTCGAGGAGAGTATAATGTCGTCAACTGCAAAAGCTGCCCGCGCAGCGTTAAAAAGTAAAGCCCAAAGGCTTGTAGGGCCAGATCCCCGTGGAACGCCGATTGATGCGTCTGGCTATACGCCTCCTGACGCTGAAGACGCTACCGTACAGACGGGTATGCGTCCTCTTTCGCCGCGCCAATTTAAAAAGGGCGGCAAAGTTATTGGCAAGTATCACGGTAAAAACGCCATTTACCATGCAGGTCGCAAGCCTCGCAAGAGCGGCGGTCGTGCAATGTCGGTTGATGATTTGCTTAATCGCGATCAGAAAATGGCCAATGAAAAGCGCGTTGGTACAAAGCATATTGGCGGTATGAAGAGCGGCGGGGCTGCAAAGCACAAGCTTGGCGGCGGTCCTATCGGCATGAACCCAGTTGCTGATTCAATGTCCAAGAACGCGGCAGCGGCTATGCCTCGCAAAGCTGGCGGCAAAATCAGCAAAACGGAATGGGAGCATTCCAAAAAGGATTTTGAACAAGACAAAAAGCTTGCAAAAAAATATGGGATGTCAATGGGGGCTTGGGAAAAGTCGGCCAAAGACAAGAAGCATGACCGTCAGCAAAGCATGAAAGGCTTGAAACATGGCGGCGAAGTTCATCATGAATCGTGCGGTTGTGCCAAATGCTCCGGCGGTCGTATGGGCCGCAAAGATGGCGGTCGCAACATTATGGAAGTGACGGGTGTTCGTCCTACAGGCGGTCGCACTGCCAGAAAAGATGGCGGTCGTTTGCATAAAGGGGGCGGCGGTGGAGCAGGTTCTCCTGATTTTAGCGGTGCATATTACGATTTGTTTACGGGTTGGCATAATCTGGATAAGGCAACGCCTGATCAAATTTCGGCTATGTCTCCACAAGATCGTCAATCAGCTATGGCTGCACAGGGTCCAAGCCGTGCGGTTGTGCCAAAGCATATAGCTGCTCCTAAGCCATCGACAACGGGCCTTGGCGGTATAGGTTCCAACTCAATGCAAGATCCGCAACAACGCGCTGAAGCCGCGCAAATTGCAGCTCAAGCACAGCAAAATGATCAGCGTGCGATGAGGGACGATAACGCTCAAACGTATGCGGATGCTCGAAGCAAAGCTGCTGAAACTTCCTTAAACAGAGCTGGTCCACAAACGAATAATTTTAATACGTCAGAAGCTGCTCGTTATGGTCAAAGTCGTCAATTGGCCGAAGGAAAAGGTTCTAATGAGGCTAATAGAGAAGCTTTTGTAAGAGCTACAGATCCAAATGGTAAATTTAATCCCGACGGGTATTACGGCAATTATTTCCCTTCATTGGGTGGTTTGGATGCTTCTCGCCAACCTCAAATGATGGGTCGCGGTTTGCCTCCATCGCGTACTGATTACGGTTTGTTCCAAGGTGAGGCTGGTCAGCCAGGCATGGTATTTAGCCGTCAGGTTCCTGATCAAAATGCGCAGCCAGTATACCATAGCGGTGATTCTATGCCTGAAATGACCTTGAGGGATTTGGGTGAAAAGCGCGGCGGTCGCATTGAACGCAATAAAGGCGGTCGCACCAAGGGCAAAACAAACGTCAACATTGTGATCGCTCAACATCCTCAAGGAGCTGGCCAAGGACCAGCTCCTATGATGGGCGCTCCTGCTGGTGGCGCACGTCCTGTCCCGGTTCCTCCGCCACAAGGTATGCCTCCACAGGGTATGCCAATGGGTGTGCCAGCAGGTATGCCTCCGCAGATGCCACCACAAGGCGGCATGGCAATGGCTCGCAAGCATGGTGGTCGCGCTATGACGGAACACGTTATTGATCACGCCGCCGGTGGCGGTCTTGGGCGTCTTGAAAAAGTTAAGGCGTATGGTTTGAAGCCACCAAGATAAGAAGTTCGTGTAGGCGCTACGGCGCCTTCATAACAGGACGGTCGGCAATCCCCTCTTTTGCCGACCGTCTTCCAAGAGGGAAAGGGGGATAAGAGGATACAATGTTAACAACTAACGATCTATTTGAGCGAGAGCTTAGAAAACTTTTAAAGGCGGAAATTGAACGGATACAAGAGATTATAACCAACAATGGTGTCTCTGATTTTGCTCAATATCGGTATTACGTTGGCGCTATGCAGGGTCTTTATGCCGCTCTTGAGCGGTGTGAAGAAGCTCGCACTATCGTTGAACAGACACGCTAAAGGGGTTTTTTATGGCTTATGTAATGAAGCATGAAGTTGATGCTAGGCAGGAAATATTAAAAGCGGTTGGAGACATATCCAACTTTAATGTTTTCCATAATCAAGTTTTGATTGCGATCTATATTCGGCCTGAAATGACGGCTGGCGGTATTATCATTACCAACAAGACTCGCGATGAAGACAAATGGCAGGGCAAAGTCGGTCTTGTACTTAAAAAAGGACCGTCTGCGTTCGTTGATGAATCAAATCAATGGTTTAAGGACATGAAAGTCGAAGTTGGCGATTGGGTTGTATCCCGCCCGTCCGATGGATGGAGCTTGACCTACAACAATCGTGAGACGGGCGATGAAGTATTGTGTCGTTTGATTGATGACACCTTTATTCGCAGCACAATTCCTCATCCTGATTCAATTTTCTAAGGAAACAAAATGTCAGAATCCGATGTAAAAGACGAAGATCAGATTGAGATTATTCTTGATCCGATTGAAGATGAAAAACAAGACGACGTTATTGTAGAAAAGGCCGAAGAAGCGCCTCGACCTACGACTAAAGTTGATTTGTCCCCCGAAGAAGGCATTAGTGAGCTGCAAGCAAAGCTTGAACAAGAGCGTCAAGCGCGTATTGAAGCCCAAAAACAAGCCAGAGAAGCGCAAGAGCAAGCTAATCAGGCCCAAAGCAAGGTTGATTCAACCGAATTGCACATGATCAAGAATGCAATTGATCAAGTAAAGCACAATAATGAGCTATTAAAAGCCAATTATCGTGATGCTTTGGCAACTGGTGACTATGATCAGGCCGCTGAACTACAAGAGCAGATGATTGTTAACCAATCTAAGCTTTCAACGCTTGAAAACGGCAGAAAAGCAAAAGAAGAAGCTCCTAAAATTGCTCCTGTTGCGCCTCAACACGTTGATTTGGTTGATCAATTAGCTTCACAAGTAACGCCGGAGTCTGCTCAATGGCTTCGCCAAAACAAAAATCAGCTTAATAACCCAAAGAAGCTTGATCGGGCCATGCGGGCTCATGCCGATGCTCTTGACGACGGTATTGTTGCCGATACGCCGGAATATTTCCGGTTTATTGAAAACCGTTTGGGCATTAACCGCGCTCCAACAGAGGAATATGATAACCCAATGTCAGAAGCTGCCAAGCCAATTGCACGGCGGTCTGCTCCTCCTGCTGCTCCTGTAACGCGTAGTGGTACAGGCACGGGAACAACACGTCCAAATGTCGTTCGTTTAACATCAGCAGAGCGAGAAATGGCGTCAATGATGCAGATGACCGACCAAGAATATGCCCGCCACAAAGTCGCGCTTCAGCGCGAAGGAAAACTCTGAGGAGAATGAAATATGGAAACGAATAATGCACCTGTTAGCCGTCGTGGCCGTAAAAGCGCTCTTTTTGGTGCTGAAAAACCAAAACCAGCCGCAGCACCAACGGTTTCTCCCGTTGAAGAAGCTGCGGTAGAAGCCTCATCGCGTCCATCTATGCGGGTTGATATGCGTGAAGAAAGCCCGCTTGCTCGTGCAGCTCGTCGTGCAGCCGAAATTAAAAATGCCGGCGGTATGACGTCAAATGGCGTTGATGAGTTTTACGTTGATCCGTCTTCAATCCCTGAAGGCTGGTCTTACGAATGGAAACGCAAATTCATCATGGGCCAAGAAGATCCTACCTATCAATTATCCCTTATTCAAATGGGATGGGAGCCTGTTCCAGCGTCTCGGCATCGTGGGTTGGTTCCAGAAGGAACCAGTAACACGATTGAACGCAAAGGTATGATTTTGATGGAGCGACCTGCCGTTATTACGGATGAAATGCGTCGCCAAGATAGCATGAATGCCCGTAATGCGGTTGAATCGCGCAAACAGGCGGTTGATTCGGCCAAAGGAATGTTGGGGCGCGAAGATTCGCGAGTTGCTCCAAAAATTTCAAAGGGTTACGAGCCTATGCTTCCACCAAATTAATAAGAGGATTGAGGGGGCGAAAGCCCCCTCTTTACATTTCTGAATTTTCTTCTATGTTTGTCCGATCTCCCCCGGCGTGGAGATTAAACTATTTCCCGTTTCTTAGTCGCCCCGGTGTGCGATGATGGAACTCTCTGAGAGGAGAACCCGTCATGGCGAACACATTCGCGCCCAGCGGCTTTCTACAATATCAGGGTGGTGCAGGTGGCGCTCCGACGTTCGCTCAATCCGTCCGCCGTATTGCTTCCGGTAATACAACGCCAATTTTCACTGGCGACCCAGTACAACCAGTAACCTCGACAGCTAACGGGTACATCACGCAAGCAACTGCTGGCGGCTCGGTTCAGCTTGCAGGTATTTTTGTTGGTTGCAAATATCTCAGCTCATCCCTTAACCGCGTTGTTTGGTCCGCATCATGGCCTGGTTCGGGCGCGACGGGCGACGTCGAAGCTTATGTTATCGACGATCCAAACGCTCGCTTTGTTGTCCAGTCTTCTGGTTCGGGCTTCCCTGTCACGGGTACGGCTACGACACAGACTTCTGGTGTACAAGGCCAGCTTGTCACGTTCGCTTACTCCACGACTGGCGCAACGTCGGGCAACTCGACGGGTGGTAACAACTCGACTGGCCGTTCAACGGCTTATGTCAATGCTACCGCAACAACCAACACTTCGCCATTCATCATCGTCGACTATGCCGTTTCCCTTGGAAATGGTGGCGATCAAA